CACGGCGTCCAAGTCCAACGACAGGCCTGCATAGAGCATGAAATTGGAGTAGATGGTTTGCTCACGCGCAGCAAGGTAGGTGACGGCCAATGAGCCGCCCGTCACGTCCCAAGGCAACTCAAGTGCCTTGGTATGCACCAGCGGCCCCTCAATGGTAACAGGAGTGCCAGCGGCCACAATCTCGCCGGGATCCACCGACTGCCGATTGGCCCCCAACTCTTCAATCGCCTTGACCTCGACGTAGCGCGCCGACGTTGCGCTGCGCTCCAGCGATATGACACGCCAGAGGCGGGTGACGTCGGCAAGGCATGGCGTGTAATTGAGCTTCACCACGTCTCCCCATTCCAAGGCAATCCCGTTGGCACGATCGAGCGTAAACGTCACGGCGTCATGCGGCGTCATGAGTTGCTGCATCTTGGACTGAGCCGCAATGGCGGCAATGTCGCGCACGGTGAACAGCGGCAGGTCAATGCGCTCGCGGCGCGCTGAGTCGGCATCAATGGTCGCGCCGATGTTGAACATGGGGAAGTTGGCCGACGCGAAGTTTTTCCGCCAGTCAGTGTAGTTGACCAAGACCTGCGTCGGCAACGCGCCGGGCAACGAGCTTTCGATGTTGAAATTGGCGATTGCCGCCGATGGAATCACGGTCACTGTGGCGGGGTCGTAATCGCGGCGCTGTAGTTTCAGGTAGAGAACTCCGCTGCGCACCACGACGCCAGCGTCGATATGTGAGAGGATATTTTCAACGACAGATTGCAGCGTGTCCTGGTCTTTCAGGTAGGTTGAGATTCCAAGCTGCTCGGTCGCAATCGTTGCCGCCGCGGCGTTCCAGCTCGTGGCGTCCAGCGTCGCCACTGGCACGCCGGCGCCGTATCGCGTGTTCGTCATGAGGTCCGCGATGACGTGCACGGGGTTGGCTTCGTAAATCTCGCAGTTCGACCCGTCGCCGGAATCCGTGAGGATCACCTTGTCGGTATTGGCCAGCGGACTCTGTGGGACGCGGCGCAGCCTGACGGTAATCTGCGGGACCGTGGGCGACGTGCCTACGTCATACTGGTAGAACAGCATCCAGCACATGCCGGCCCACGAAGGCACATCGCCAAGAATACCGGCAAGTATTGGGTCGGGTGCCTGGGTCGTGGTGCCCCAGTAGAACCGCACCAACCCGTTGCCGACGGTGAGATCGGCGTAGCCATTGGGGAAGTCCGCCGCGTCATAGTCCAGCGGGCCGCGCCAGATAGGACACTGGCCGGCTCGCACTTCGATGATGCGATCAATGGGCCCCCAGCCGAGGCACACCGCCCACGATAGCCGGTAAGTGTAGGTTTCGCCGCCATTGGACCCGCCAAACATTCCGCCCTTGCCGCCCGAATCGACTTCGTGCGCCACGCTTTCCTTGATTGCGCTGGCGGCATCCTTTGGCCAGATGTATTGGCCGGTGCAATCGCAGGTGCCGATGGGAACAGGAATCGCCGCGCCTTCGTCGCTGGTTGGAAAGCTGTAGTCAGGCGCGTCAAACCTGCTTTTGGGTTTGGGTGCCAGGAGCGCCGCAGCGACAGCGAATGCCGCACTGACGGCGAGCATGATGAGCATTGGTGCCATTTGTCCCATAGCAGTTATTCCTTTGGAGCAATGAATCGAAACGCGCGGCGCAGCGCGGTTTTGTAAACCTGTTCGCGCAGACTAGAGAGCCGAAACGCGGCCGTTGGCCCGTAGCCGCCGCCCGAATGGTAGAACATGCCGTTGCGCCCGCCGCGATAGATGCCGATATGATGCTCGCGGCCAGCGAAGCGAAACGTTAGCAGGTCGCCAAAAAGCAGTTCGTCTCTGAACGGGTTCAACATGGCCATGCGGCCCTGATTCACGAAGTCTGTCAGGATCGCCGACATTGTTTCCGGGCCTTCGGCGGTGCCGATGCCGGCGTTGGCCGCGCTGGGCGGAATGATGACGGGAGAAATGACGCCGGCATTTTCAAACGCGGCGACAATCGTGTGCACGCAGTCGCCGCGGACGCCCTTGACGGCACGGGTGCGGCCGCGTTCTGCGCTGCAATGAACCCACGGCGTGCCAATCCAACTATCGAGCTCGGCTCGCAGGCGGTCGGCCTTGGCGGAATCCAACAACACGGGAAGGCTCGCGGTGGTTTCCATATTACGCATCTTCCACGTCAATGTAACTTGGGTCGCCCGCGCAACCACTGACGCGCGTGTAGCGGCCTGACGGCGAGTCTCCGATGACCTTTGAGCCGAGCCAGAGATTGACGCACCCGGATTGCCCTGTTTCGGAATTACTTGGTGTAGGCAGCGGTGTCAGTGGATTGGATCCGGTGAGCTTGTAGACATCGAAGCGCAGCCACCATTTCACCACGCCGGCAACATTGGTGAACCATGCGACCACGCCGTCACACGGGCACCAGTAGCCGTCAACAATCATATACTGCGCCTGGCTGCATTGGCCGATCGACGGATACATGCCGGAGCGCGGCGCGCACCCATGGCAGCTCGTGATTTTTCCGCCCTGCGGGTAGATGTAACCGAGCCACAGAGCGATGTCGTTTCGCAGCAATGCCGGCATTGGGCTGTATCCATCCTCTTGGCCAACATTCCTGAAAGTGCGGAGCTTGACCTTGAACCTGGTGGGCCATACGGCGAGCAACTCGCTTTCTGAACATGAGCCAACCTCGCCACATTCTCCCACCACGTTTGCGCAATCCTCCATGCCGGTCAGCGCCCAGTTTGACTGCGAAAATGTCGGGAAGCCGAGATAGCCGCTGCCGGCCAGTAAGTTGTTGAACTTGGTTTTGCTCTGCGTAACCGAACCGTCATAACCGGCGTAGGCTGTGAACTTCGCACCCTCGGTGAGCAGCAACTGGGGTTCCCATTGCAGCGTAAAGACTCCAGTTGCTTTGTCGTTGTTGATGATTGGGATCTTCAACGTCACCAGTTTTCCTGCGATATGGCGTTGATACGAGATGTAGCCGTTGTAGTAGTAGCCGTCGTCTTGCGCCGCTGCCGCCGTGCTGGTTACGAGATTGCCGTTGATGTCCGTGGCCACGGCCTCGGTGGCGAAGGCCGCTATCTGTCCCGACGTAAGACCGAAGTCCGTTGTGTATGGAACGCGTTGGTCAAGCTGACTGAATAGCGTGGCTGGAATCTTCTGCGTTAAGAACGTCGCCAGCGGTTTGAACTCGGCGCGAATGCTCGTAAGGTCGCGCTTCACGCTGGTGAGTTGCCCCGAGATCACGGGGTCAATTACCGGCGTGCCATCGGTTTTGAAAAAGATTTCCGAAATCGTGCAATCAATGCGGATGTTGAGCCGGCGTCCACAAAACGACAGGAACGGTTCAACCACCGGCGCAGTTATTGTAAACGCGTTTTGCTCCATGCCGCCAGCGCCCTTCTGCGCCTGGTCGAATGCAATGGCGACGCTCTCGTATCGCTCGCCACTCATTACCAGCGGAGACGGCAGCGACGTGTAACACCATACGCCATTGGGGATCGCCGCGGCTGTGAAACGGTAGATGAAGGCCGTGCGCGCTTCCACCGCAGCCGCCAGCACCGCGAGATCGCTAGAGAGGGTTTTCATTCGTGGTTAGGCAGCGGGCAGCAATACATTGTTTTCAGCAAGCACGCCGTCTGCGGGGTCAGTGCCGGTCAGCAGCGCGGCATACTCGGCAGGCAGCTCCGCCAGCGTCGTTTCCCAATCGCTCTGCGAGTTGTGGTTGAAGACGAGCGAGATGTCGTCCACGTCGAATCGCGTCAACAGCAGCATCGAAATCACCGCGTCCGCCGGCAGCGCCGGGACGGTGCTTTCCAGCGTCAACACTTCGTTGCCGTAGGCATCATATTGGGCATCTGTCACGAGACGCGCATACCATGCGCCTTCAGCGACGATCAACAGCACCCGGCGTTGCACGCGCAGGTAGTCGCCGGTGACGTAACCCGACGGCGAGCACACCAACTGGTTTGAAGTGGCCGGCTGCGCGGCGGTCAGCACCAGGTCGCGCTTTCCAGATGGCAACCACAGGCACGACTGACGGCCACGGCGGCCACAGAACAGCGCCCACGCTCTCGCAATGTCGGCCCGGTCATCGAGCCATACCGTGCCGGGCGCGGTGACGCGCGGGTCGTCCTCGGCAGTAACGGCGGCAACGATGGAGGTTTCCGATTCCACCGTGTCAACACGTTGGTTGCGCTGGGCTTGGAATCCCTTGGACCAATTGAACGGGAAGGGGAAAATTGGCAGGTCGCGATACTCGGCAAGCGTCACTGTAAACGGCAGGGTTTCGGTTTCGATTGCCGCTTCCTTGAACGATGCCGAGCCTGACGCCTGAAACGCATTCAGCCACTGCAATTCCATGCCGGTCTTGATGGGTTCCGACACGAACACCGGCACTGCCAAGTCACCGGCAACGTAGCCCGCTGGTGCTGTGAGTACCGACGTAAGCGATGTTGCGCCAGCCGCCGATATTTCGAGCAGCGAATAAACGCTTGGCGACTTCCACAACATGACGGGGCGTGTCGGTTGGAACAGTTGAGAGGATCCAGCAGTGACGGCAATCGTAGTTCCGGACGGTGCGGCCGTCAGCGGAACCGCCTCACTCCACATAGGCACCAACACGCTCTTGCCGATATTCGCTTCGATGAATTGCTCGATTGACCTGGCTACGGCGTGATCCTCCCATGCTGCGACCTTGTGTTCTGCTGAAAGTTTTGGGCGATCCAGCCGCGCATTGCGCTCTTCGGCGCCGGAATCCGATGTCTGAACATCGGTAATGAACGTCATGCCGAGCTTTGGCCTATGCGACCAGTCAGGCTCGAATGAGAACACCGGCAAGGTCCAGACGTAGGGCGGAATCTTGGAGACGCGTGCCGCCGCACCAACCGTAGACACGCCGGCGACAGTTGACGCCGCCGCAACCTTGAAACCCATCGTCGCCGCAACCACCGATGATCCAGCCGCCGTTGCCGTGGCCATGAGTCGCCCGGTACAGTGCGCTGAGACTTCGGTTGCGCCCTCGACCGTGGCGCTTACGCCGCGTAGGCGCATCGCCGCCGCTGAGATCGTGGTTGAACCGCCAGCTGTTGCCCGGAAGCCACGGTAAAGCATTGGCGCGCCCGCTGCGACTGTTCCGACCCCGGCGAACGTGGCCGACCATGCTTTGCCGCGCCGAATGAAGTAGCTGGCGGCTCGTGGCGACACAATACCGAGATATGGGTTGATACTCAGCGCCCGGATTTCATCGCCGGTCAATGCACGGTCCCAAGTGCGAACCAAGAATATCTTGCCTTCGTAGTAAACCGAGTAGTCACTGCGCCGCCCGAAATACCGATAAGACTTATCTCCAGCGCCGACAGCGCAAGACTGGATCGCGCCATTC